GAGAAGGTTTACCGGCTGCGCGAGGACAACTTCAAACGCGCCCTGGATCATCTCGAAGGCTTGCTGGCTGAGCAGTTTCGGAAGGGGCGTGACTTGCTAGAGCTGGCTGTTCGAGAGGTCAGCAAGACCAGGGAGCAGGAAAAGAAATACCACGCCTTGATCCGCGACATTCAACTGCAGTGCTTCCGGGCCAGTTCTGAGGATGCGGTCAAGGCCGTTCTGGTCAATCAGTTTGCTCTGGAAATGGAGGCGCAAGGAACGCCACTGGCTAACCCTGGCGAAACCACATGGGACTGGAAAAACCAGTGCGCGGTCTATGTGCGGCCCAGTACGAAGGATTTCCGTAAGGGTGAGGCATCGCAGTTTATGGAATACCTGTACGCAGAGGGTTCGGACTTGGGCGTCCAGTGGAGCGAGAAGGCCCAGGCCGTCTATGACGAATATCGGGAGTCAAACCAATGACCATGGCAATTCTTGTCCTTGTGGCAACGGTGTTCGGCACCCTTCTGGCCCTTGAGGTGCGTGACTGGGTATGCGCCACACTTGGAGGTCTGGCAATCGTTCTGCAGTTGGCTGCGCTGGGGGTGCTGTGACGCTAAAAGCGAGCCGCCGCAAGTGCAAAGCGTGCCGGGAGTGGTTCAAGCCGGTGGTGGCGTCGCAACTGGTGTGCTCCATCCCGTGCGCCAAAGCGGCCGGCCCATCCTTGAAGGCCAATAAACGGGCGGCAGAGCGCCGCAAGGAAAACCGGGAGGCAAAGCGGCGCCTCAAGACGCGCTCTGACCACATGCGGGACGCACAGAAGGCATTCAACGCCTACATCCGGGAGCGGGACCAGGGCCGGCCCTGCATCAGTTGCGGGCGCAATGACGGTGAGGTCCGGGCGCAGGCCGTAGGTGGTACATGGGACTGTGGCCACTACCGGTCAGTAGGCGCCAGCCCGGAACTGCGATTCGAGCCCCTGAACGCGCACCGGCAGTGTAAACGCTGTAACCGGGACATGTCCGGCAGGGTGGTGGATTACCGCATCAACCTGATTGAGCGCATCGGGCAGGAGGCCGTGGGCTGGCTGGAAGGAAAGCATGCTCCAAAGAAATACACGATAGAAGATTTGAAGAAAATCAAAGCTCACTACAGAGCCGAGCTAAGGCGACTCAAAAAGGAGGGTGCATGAAAATTTGCACTAAATGCGGTCTCGAAAAGCGTCATGAGGAGTTCAACAAAGACTCGACGAAGAAGGACGGCCTGTATTCATCTTGCCGAGACTGCTATCAAGAATATTACCAGTCTATCAGGGCGAGAAAGCTGGAGTATAAGAGAAAGTATAGGCAGCAGAACAAGGAGCGCATATCTGCCTATAGGGTTGAACACTACAGAGATAATAGGGTGATTCAGATAAATCAGGCTAAGGAGTGGGCCCAGAAGAATCCTTTAAAAAGGCGCGCCAACGAAGCCAAGCGCCGATCAGCAAAAGCTGGCTCAGATTCTCATTACTCTGCCCAAGATATTCGCACGCTTCTTTCCTTGCAAAAGGGTCGGTGCGCAGCTTGCAGGAATAAGCTAAACGGCAAATATCATGTTGATCACATTGTGCCGCTTGCATCCGGGGGAGCTAATGGCCGGGAGAATATTCAGGTTTTGTGCCCGTTCTGCAACATAAGCAAAAAAGATCAAGACCCTGTGGAGTTTATGAAGAAGCGGGGCTTTCTGTTGTGATCCCCCGCACGACGCGAAGAAATACACAATCCAGGATCTCATCGAGATCAAGCTGGCATTCACGAAAATGAAGCGGGAACTCGAAAAGGAGAAGTCATGAACAAGCTTTTGTATTGGCTGGCCGGACGGCTGCCGGCACGAATCATCAGCGATGGCTCGGTGCCCTATCTGGAGCGCTATTACCTGTTCACCATTCTGGGTTGGCGGTTTTACCTGCATCGGTTTGTGGGAAGCGATCCAGACCGTGGCCTGCATGACCATCCATGGTCGCGGGCGTTCAGCCTGGTGCTGCATGGCTGGTATCACGAAGAGCGCCGCTCAGGTCGCCGCAAGGTGCGCTGGTTCAATTCCCTGACCGGCGACACCTTCCATAGGGTGGTGCTTCCATGCCCTCTTGATGGTCGGCCCTTTCAGCGCCCTATGTGTGGCGGGCCTGAGCACGAACCGCAAAATTGCTGGACACTGTTTTTCCACAGGGCGGGTAGCACCAAAGAGTGGGGGTTTCTGAATCTGAGCGAGGACGGGAAAACTAAGGTTTTCAGGCCATACCTGTACACCCGTGAAGGTTCGCAGAAAGGCTGGTGGATGAAGGCTCCAAAAGGGCGCGATATAGCCCGGCAACCACGATAACTGGCGAAGGAGAGGCGGTAATGGTTTTTCTATCAATTTTTTCTTTATTGCTATGGGTCATGCTCGGCGAAGCTGTTCGAAATCTTGTTATTGCAGTCGCAAGGCTTGAAGCGAAAAAAAGCGAAAGCAGCCTGAGGCGCATTCCAAGGTATGTTTATTGGCTGACAGGTCCAGTGCTGTTTTGTTATGCGATTCTTGTTCGATAGGAGACTGATATGGCACTGGTACACGCACAAGCTGAGTTTGCACTGGAGCAGTGGGGCATCTGGTGCCGGACGGCCACACCGGGGCCGAAAGGGGCTATCAGCTGGATGGGGCCGATGGTAGACCGCCTGGTCGGCACAATTGTGGAGAACGACGAGCGGCCCGTGAGAGCCTGGGAGGATAACGACTGCGAGGCGTTCGACGCCCATGTGATCCGGCACGTTCGGGATAACAACCCGGAAGCCTATCAGGCTCTGCGCCACTACTACGCCTTCCCCGATGGGGATGATTACCGGGCAATCAGTAAATCCGTATTGGCCAAGCGCCTGCGGGTGAATCGCGATACCGCGGTGAAGCGCTTGGAGATCGGTATCAACATGGTGGCCGCCATGCTGGCCATGGCCGCGTAACTGCCCATATGTTCACTGTCAAAATAACGCTGGCAATTTGTTGACTGCCCGGCAGTCCAGTGGTACAAAACAGCTATGGTTGCCAGAGGTGACCGAAACAATTTGATTTCGTTGGCCGACCCTTCCCCCGAACCCATTGGCCAGCATCCCCCAAACCCGCCTTGAGCGGGTTTTTCTTTTTCTGTCCCGATGGGTTGGGAGTAGCCCGGCCGCCCGGGGTTTTTTTTTGACGCAGAGTAGAGCAGCCAGTAGCTCGCCAGGTTCATACCCTGGAGGTCGCCGGTGCAAATCCGGCCTCTGCTACCAACATCGGAGCATGCAATGGACTGGGACAGATTCGCCAACTTCCAGCCGCATGAATTCGCGTGCTCCCACACCGGCAAGAACGGCATGAAGCCGGGCTTTATGGAAAAGCTGCAAGCCCTGCGCACCGAATACGGCAAGCCTATGACCGTGACAAGCGGTTACCGGCACCCGACGCACCCCATTGAGGCCCGTAAAGCCTCCCCGGGTGCCCATGCCAGTGGAAGAGCCGCAGACATTGCTGTGCAGGGCGGTGACGCCCTGAAGCTGATTGAGCTGGCTCTGAAGCACGGCTTCACCGGTATCGGCGTCAACCAGAAGGGCGACGGGAGATTCATCCACCTGGATGACCTGAAGCACGAGCCGGGGCGGCCCCGGCCTTGGGTGTGGAGCTACTGATGGCCCGCCTGTACCGCTTCATCACTGAAAACGCCTTGATGAGCACCATGGTCATTATCTGGGCCATCACTCTCACCACCTGGGTGACCATCCGCGTATTCGGTGACAACCCGCCGGACGTGCCCACGGGTACCGCCGCGGCGCTGGCCACGGTATTCGGCCTGCCGGCCATCGGCGTTGGCATCTGGAAGTGGCGCCGGGAGCAGAAATGAGCCAGATACGGATCATTGTTGGCCTTGTTGCAGTGGTGGCCCTGTTGTTCGGGGGCTGGACCATCCGCGGCTGGTACGAGGGAAATCTGGACCTGCTCAGGGAGCGGGTAACCCGCGCTGCCATTGATGAGGCCCTGGAGAGTCACAGCGACGTGGCCCGGGTGGTCGAAGAGAAGCTGTCCGGGCTGAAGGCCAACCAAACCGTTATCGACCGTGGGGTGACCCGTGAAGTCATTAAGCCGGTGTATCGCAACGTGTGCCTGCCTGGCGCTGGTGTCGGGCTGCTCAATGCTGCGGCCCTCAACGACACTTCCCAGCTACCAGCAGAACCTGATGGCGACGTGCCCGAAGACGCTGCCGACCCTCAGTGACGGGGAGGCCGGTACCGTGCTGACCACCATGAAGCAGTGGGCGAGCCAGTACCACGACTGCGCAACCCGCCATAACGGACTTGTCGATGCGATCCGGGCGGCTGAATAAATACGCACAGGACACGGCCCAGGGGCTCTTTCTTGGCGCAGGTATCACTGTTGGGTTTTTAATTCTGGCCGCCTACGTGGTGCGGCAATGGTGGAGAGCTTTACGTGAGCGAGACTGACCAGCAAAAACAGAACCACAGTCCCGTGAGATTCAATAACGAGATAAGTGTGGGGAACCTTCTAACCGGATTGGCCATGTTCATGGCTCTGGCCGGCGCCTGGTTCAACCTGGACAAACGGGTCAGCGTGAACGAGGCCAACATGGTCCACCAGTCACAAAGAACGAGCGAACTTCAGAAGCGCATCGACGACCGACTTCTTCAGATTGACCGCAAGCTGGACGTGATTGTGGACCGGCAAATCGAGCAGCAGAGGTAGTTATGGCGCGTCCCTCAAAGTACAGCAAAGCGCTTGCGGACAAGATCTGTGCTCGCATTGCTGAGGGGGAAAGCCTTGTCAGGATATGCAAAGACCCCAAGATGCCGCATCGGTCAACGGTGCTGAAATGGAGGGGTGAAAACGACGAGTTTTCCGACAAGTACGCACACGCGTATGAGATGGGGGCGGACAAGGCCTTTGAAGAGATGGAGGAGCTGGCAGCGACAGCGACCCCGGAGACGGTCGGCGTGGTGAAGTTGCAGCTGGATGCCCGCAAGTGGACGCTGGCTCGCAAGATGCCGAAAAAGTATGGCGACAAGGTCCAGCAAGAGATTACCGGGGCAGGTGGCGGCCCTGTTCGGACAGAGTCGTCTATCGAGTGGAATATCCAGCCCGTAAAGCCCGTCAATGAGCCTGAGTAGAACCCTCCAGGTTAACTACAAGCTGCTGCCGTTTCTGACCAAGCCCCAGCCTATCAAGGTGGCTGTGGGAGGCCGGGGTAGTGGTAAGAGTATCGGCATCGCGGATATGGCTGTTTGCCGCATGGAGCGCGAGGCCATTGATGTGTATTGCCTTCGTGAGTTCCAGGAAACCATTGCGGACTCCATTCACCGGACAATGCAGCGCTCAATCACTGATCGCCTGGATCTGCCCGGGTGGGACGTTCAGGAAAACAAGATTGTGGCGCCGAACGGGGCCCGCACCACCTACAAAGGTGCATCGCGCAACACCAACAGCATTCAGGGCGCCGAGGATTACCGGCTTTCGGTGTTCTCCGAGGCCCACACAGCCAGCCAGGACAGCTTGGACAAGCTGCTGCCGACCATTCTCCGTAAGCCTGGTGCGCAGTGCTGGTTTGAGGCCAACCCACAGTCCAGTGAAGACCCGTTCAGTCAGCGCTTTATCAGCCCCTATCTTGACCATCTGGAGCGGGACGGCTTCTACGAGGACGAGCTGCATTACATCGTCGTTGTGAACTGGCGGGACAACCCATGGTGGAACGAAGAGCAGGAAAGGCTGAGGGCCTGGGATTACGAAAACCTTTCTCGCGCCAAATACGACTGGATATGGGAAGGCAAATTCAACGACAGCGTTGAAAACAGCCTGATCATGCCGGAATGGTTTGATGCCTGCGTTGATGCGCATGAAAAGCTGGGCATCAAGCCGCAGGGCGCCAAGGTGGCAGCTCACGATCCGTCAGACGAGGGTAGCGATTCCAAGGGCTTCGCGCTTCGCCACGGCATTGTGGTCACGGATGTGGAAGAGAAGGCCAGCGGTAACATCAATGAGGGTGGCGACTGGGCAACCGGTTTGGCCATCCAGCATGGCGCGGACTCGTTCACCTGGGACTGTGACGGGATGGGCGTTGGCCTGAGCCGGCAGGTTTCCACCGCCTTCAAAGGAAAGATGACGCAGGTGTCCATGTTCAAGGGCTCAGAAGGCCCTGATAACCCTGATGCCATCTATGAGCCGCTGCCAGGAAGCCCGATTCAGAACACCAAGACCTGGTCGGAAGTGGCCCGCAACAAGCGCGCCCAGTATTACCTGAAGCTGCGCGACCGTTGCTACAAGACTTTCCGGGCCGTGATCCATGGCGAGTACCACAACCCTGATGATCTGATCAGTTTCGCGTCATCCATCTCGAATATCAGAAAGCTGCGCTCCGAGTTGTGCCGCATGCCGGTAAAGCCCAACGGGTCAGGCCGGTTTGAGCTGTACACAAAGCCCGAAATGAAAACGAAATTTAAGCTTCCCAGCCCGAACATGGGCGACAGCGTCATGATGCTGATGCGGGAGCCCGCTGTGCTAACTGCTGCGCCGGTCATGCCCCGGCCTATCCGTCCATCTGGGAGACGTTAATGGAATTATCGAAGCTGAAAGCACAGTTCGATAAGGACTATTGCGCCAACCAGACGACGCGCGAGAAGGCAGCGGACGATCTGGTTTTCTATTGGATTACTCAGTGGGACGACCAGCTGCTGAACGATTCCCCGCTCAAGTACCGCGGCGAGTTCAACGTGCTGCGCAAGGCCGGCCGGCAGATCATGGCAGACCTGCGCCTGAACCCGGTACAGCCGGATTTCAAGCCGAAGGACATGGACCGGGAAGAGGGTGCCGACCTGCTGGACGGCATCTACCGGGCAGAAGACCGCAGCCTGAGCAGTCAAGAGGCCAAGGATTACGCCAGCCAAGACGCCATCGTGTGCGGGTTTGGTGCCTGGGAGCTGTACACTGAGTACGCCAGCAACAATGCCGGTGACGAACGGCAGATCATCTGCCGGGACTGGATTCCGGAGGCGAATAACACGGTTTTCTGGGATGCCAATGCCCGGAAGCTGGATAAGTCCGACGCCATGCGTTGCGCCATCCTCAAAAGCTATACCGAGGATGGCTACAAAGACCTGGTGGAAGACCTGACCGGGGAGCGGCCGGAAGAAGTCAGCCCGTCCAATTTCTCCCAGCCGGAAGAGTCCTATGTGTTCCCCTGGGCATCGACGGCGGACAAGATTTATGTGGCCACCATCTATTGCCGCAAGCGGGTCAAGGACAAGGTTTAC